GTAATTGCGCAATTATCAATAGTATCGAAATTGGCATTATCTTCACTATCAACATTAATAAATGGTCTATATCGAACATTTGTCACATTGACTTCTCCCGAAGCTCCAATGTCATTTCCCTCAGTATTACTTCTTGAAATTTCAGTTTCATTATATTCACCATAACTTAAACTTATATTTAGTCTACATGTATATACATATTGACTAACACTTGCCAACACAATATTTGGAAATATAATATTTCCGACATAACGATTAATAGAAATCGTTCCATTTTCACTGTCTTTTAAATCTGCCGATATAGTAACTGTACTTTGTGCAATATCGTCGGGTAGTTCCTCTCCATCCGGATTTCTATAATTGGCATTCACCGTTTTAATCAACGTATCGCTATAAAATATATCTAATGAAGCACTATAAATGCCTATGTTTACATTACTTATACCGGTAGGATCAGAGTCGGTAGTAAAATCTGCTTCATAATTAATACATATCGGAAATGAAAAATTAAAGGCAAGTTCAGTTGTTCGAGGTCTCAAAATAACAATCGTATTTACTAGAGTATATTTATTATTAATAGCATTAATATTATAAACCGGAAATAAATCGTAAAAACGTTTGAAGTCATCATAATCAATATCTTGAAATTGAAATTGTTGACTGTCGGAATAATATTTGTACAAAGGAACATCTGGATCTTCTTTTAAGTTTATCACTGGTCCAGGGACATCAGACGATGACGTAGGAACACTTATGTTATTATTACACGTTATACGATTCATTTGTTTATTTGATTGACGCGCCAAAAGAGAATATTTATTTTTAGAAACATTACTTTCTGACGGTTTAATATATTTCAATATTTCTGCTTTTCGTCGCATATCTAATTCTTTTGGTGTGTATAACAATTGTCCATTACTATCGGAAACATAGGGGGATGTAACATGAAAGCGAACATTATTTTTACCTTCATAGAAAAAGAATTGCGAACGTTGTGATCGTTGATTATTACATGTAAGTAGAAAGGACATATAAAATAATATGTCATATTATTTTATCTATAATTGCGTTAATGATCGTTTTAATAATTTGATGAATACCAAAGATTCGATAAATAATAGGGGAATCCACTTGCGTCACCAGAAGCATTTTCATTGGCAGCACTTGTATTTCGTCCCCATGATACAATATTATTAATTTGAAAGATACTAATAGCTTTATCGAAATAGTGTAGATCGCTTAAATTTCCATTAAACCCGCCATTTTTACAAATATTAATATTTTGATAATTTTGTTTGGGAACATCTTGTAACACTGATCTCGAAACAATAGCGCCATTTATATATACATCAAGAGCAGTATTTTCAATACGAATTGCGCAGTGAAACCATTTACGTAAAGGTATATCTTTAATGGAAATAATTTCTTCATAATCATTCACATCCACAGTGTTCATGACGATGACTAAATCTTGGTTTTCGTTGTCAATATATAATCCTGGACCATTATTGACAGAAGCAATTCCATCATCTCTATATGACGCATTGCCTTTGTTAAAAATATTCGAATAACGTGGTGTTTTGGAAACATCGTTAATATACATCCATAATGACCAAGTAAATTCAATACCTTTATTTTGATTGTTTGATCTCAAAATGGGTATTGCTTCTGAATGTTTAGGATCTTGTGAAATAATAACTTCGTTTGCACCATTCATTGTGCCATTAATAAGTTTCGGACTACCGTTCGGTTTTATGAAATATCCAATAATACGTATTCCTAAATTTAATAGAACCATAAATCCGATTAATACCAATAATAAAAAAGAAAATTTGGCAATTAAACTGTTGGATTGTAAAAATTCTCCACTAGAACCAACTAAGTCCGAATCTTCGAAACTAGATATAGAATCTTTCATATATGAGGAAGCATTATTCACATTGTCACTCATATTTGTTGCTAAAGAGGAAGCACCTTCTGATGCTTGATTTACAGCGCTAGAAACGTTATTTGATATTTTACTTTCATTTGATACAGGTTCAGCTTGTGGCAAATTCATAATAAATATATACTAATATATATTTACTATATGTTTTTTAGTGAATAAAATTACATTCCTACAGAATAAGAAGATTGTTGAACATTATCTTTATTTACCGCAAAAGTAAAACTATAACTACCAAAGAATCGTGAAGCAGCGTTGGAATTTCCAGACATGTAATTATCCCAAACTTCTTGAGGACCAATTGGTTTTTTCCAATTTTGTAATCCAGCAACATAACAATCCCATCCTTCACCATATGAAATTGGTGCGTTTTTTGCTACATCCGGCGAATTTGGACTAGTTGCTAATTTGGTAGAATTCACTAATTTGCCGTCAATATAGGCGTCAATAATTGTATTGTCCGAACTAATGACAACATACACCCATTTTTGTATGGCAAAATTATCAGTAATAAGAATATTTTGCTCAGTTAAAGATGATCCGTCTTTGGAAGCACAAGTAATAGAACAATATAATGATGGTTCATTCTCGGCTAAATAAAGTCGAAGATTGTTTTTTCGCGAGAATATCGTTTTTTGTCGCGTTGAATCCCATGTATTTATATATACCCAAACGCCATATGTATATCGTGTTGATTGACCACTATTTATGGATGTAATTGGATCATTATTTCCTTCTTTCAAACTTGCCGACTTGCTAATAACAGAGGAAGATTGGATAAAAACTGTATATAATAAATATATCAATAATATTACAATTATACCTAAAACAATGACTGTCCAATTCATTTCGTATTCTTATATTATATTATAGTATAAAAAGTTGGTTGAATTATCTTTTTCTTGGAATGGGCAAGTTTGATAATGATGTAGAATTGTATGATAAAGCAATTTGTTCAGGAGTTAATGGATGTCTATAATAAGTTATATTACATATTGCGCCATCTAGACCATTTTCCTCTCCTATAGTAATTTGATCAAGATCATTATATTGTGGCATATCCTTTGTCATAACAAATGTTCTTTCTAAAGTTCCGTTTATGAATAATTCCACCTTATTTCTATTATAGTTTAATATAATTTGATTCCACTTTTGGTTTTCTAGTGTGACGTCATAAAATGTATGTTTACTTGTAGCATATTGTTCAGTTGGAGGATATTTGGAAAAATAAAACACATATTTATTTCTCTCAATAAGTTGATCCTTACCACCACCACCTCCATAATATCGTATCATTGGTTTCACATGTTGAACACCATGTTCGTCGGTATAACCATATGTCAATATATTACTTTCTTTGTTATAAGCTAAATGGGAAGGCGGATGAGGATTTATAAATACCCACATTGAAATACAATAATTTGTTAAATAATGCTCTGTTGAATTTGGTTCATTTATATTTTTGGGAATTTTTAATACATCGCTTGCTGCCAGAATCTGTTTTCCATCATCTAAATAGCGAATGTCATTTAATAGTTGAATACTATTGTCCTGACCTGTAATCTTATATGTTATGTCAGGTAAATAGGCATATATAAGTATTAATATAAATTCAATAAAAATCAAAACATATGTAGTGTAAGAAGTCATTCGAAATTGATCTAAAAAGTAGTCTACTACATCAGAGAAAATACAAGGAATATAAAATAAAAGTTGGGCAACGAACCCAGGAATACCTCGTAACTTCGATAAATATTCAACAATTAATTGATATAACACTGCTAAACCTAACATTATGATTAAGATAAAAACGAAATAATTGCTCGTAGATGACAAATTAATTGTATCATTTGTAGTTGCGTAATAATATACCGCAAAAATAAGCATAGAAAAAACACCTAGCAATTTTAAAAATAACTTTGCTCCTTGAATGTTATTCAATAAATTTAATACTATTGCTAATACAAAAATAAATGGGATTGTGTATAGAAAGAAGTATTTTTGACTATTATATTCAGCAGTTCCACTATTTGAAAATATATTAAATATAATAGACCCACAAACCGCAACGACAATTGTCGCAACTGAAAATTTGATCATTGTTTTTCGATTTTCATTTCCTTCAGAACCCGGTTTTAATAAATTATATAAAAATGGAAATGATGGATCATTTTTTCGTTTGTTCATTTTTTATAATATATATATAAAAAATGACATTTTAATCTTCGTCACTATCTTCTATTAATTGTAATCGTCTAAAATGCGTAAAAGCATCATACATACATGTTTTAATGGAACCGATTAAAACAGAGTTGTCTCGTAAATGATAAGATGCCGAAATTAAATTATCCATTTCGCCTTTAAAATGTTCTTCTACTTTTTCGTTAATTAAATAACAACCGTCATATACACTCACCGATTTGAAATGTGTTTTGTTTGAAATATTTGCTCGACAAATGGGACATCTATTTTTTTTATTCAAATGTTTTTCTAAGCAATCGTAACAAAAACTATGTCCACAAGGGGTGGTAGTCAAATTTGACTGGGGTTTGGATTCACTATTATTATATTGTAGCACTTTTATATCTTCATAGCATATTGGGCAATTACCAAAGTCTAATTTCTCCAAATTTTGTTGTAATGAACATTGAATCAAATCGTCTTCTATTGCCTTATCTATTTTATCTATATTATCTATCATTATAATGATTAATCATTATAAAAAACACAAATTATATAATTATGTGTTGTGTAATACAGTCATGTATTTTAGTTAATGTACGTTTCTTTTCAATATTATAATGTCGAATACATGAAATACATTCTTCATAACTTTTCCATTCCATTTTACTCACCTCGGTGCGCTCAAATTTGTTTTCACACAGACTGTTCGTATGACTCATATACATTACAAAATATTTATGCTTGTATGATTTATAGTTTGAACCAGTAAAGATTTCTTCGTACGGTATAATATTTTGTATATTTTCCAATAATTTCGGATTATACCCGGTTTCTTCACTGAACTCGCGAATTGCGCAATCATAATCAGTTTCTTTATGATTACGTCGCCCTTTTGGAAAACCCCATTCGCTTTCTAACCACTGTGAAGAAACATTGCTTTCTTCGATTAAATCTGTAAGTGTATATATTTTATCATTAAATTGGACCCCTCCTTTTAGATGGTTATATTTTTCACGCGATATAGTTTCTTCATTTTTATACTGATTTGATAATGATTTATTATCACCCCAAATATTTTTCCATAATGTTTCAAAATCATACGTTTTAATATTTTCCTTTTCTTGTATAGTCATTTGATTTAGCATGTTCAATATATATTCTTTGTTATTTATAGAATATTTCCCTCTCATAAAATCAACATGCCCTAACGTATCTTTTCGTCGTATCATTAAAAACTCCGGTTTATTATTATAAATTCGAAACGAGACTATTCCGATACTAGTAATCGGTAGTTTACATTGATGATATAAATGTCCGTTTTTCCCGCAATTATTACAATATGTTTCATTTTGCATAATAAGTAAGCACTATATTATTATATTATGTCATGTTTATATACTTTCTATAGGTAAATGGATGAACAATATGTTGAACATATGAATAACACGTCACTTCCTAGTAGTTTTACCTTAATTGAGCATGAAAAGTTTGATCCAACCATTTGGGGACCTCATTATTGGTTTTTTCTTCATACGATTTCCCATACTTATCCATTATATCCGAATGAAGTAACAAAAAAAAAATATTATGATTTAATCCAAAATATGCCGTTGTTTATACCGAATGAGAAAATTGGAAATGATTTTAGCAAAATATTGGATAATTATCCCGTTTCTCCATATTTAGATAATCGAGATTCATTCATTCGATGGATTCATTTTATTCATAATCGATTCAATCGATTATTAGATAAAGAAGAATTATCGTTATATGAAGCATTGGATCATTACATGAGTAAATATAAACCGAAACAAGTTAAAATTTCCGAAACTTTCCGCATTAAAAAAGAATATATTATTGCGTTTTTCACCATTATTTGCCTATGTTTAATTATTTATTTATATAAGTAAATTTTTTGTCTTCATAATATAACTATGCGTCTTGAATTATGGATGTTTTTAATTACAGGAATTGTTTTGTTTCATATGTATACAGAAGGTAAATATGTAAAAAACATTATGTCATATAAAAAGCAAATGAAAATGGTAGGAGTTGTCTTTGGTGCTTTTGTATTGTATATTTTGCTGAAAAAAAATCCAGCAAACGCAGAAAATATATTGCGCACTTCCAATGAATATTTGAAATATATGCCCATTGACAAAAATACTAGTTCCGTAATATCACCTATTTTAGATTTCACGTCAAAACGTAATTATAGTGGAACCGAGAGTCATCCGATCGTCCAAGTTCCCAATCCGCAATCACGGTCTCGGGACATTTTAATGAATTCGGGAAAGAAGGGGACCAAGCGTTCCGTAAGTGAAACGAAAAAGAAATTCGTTGCTTCGCGTCAAAATTGGAAATGTGATGGGTGTAAAGACCAATTAAACGCATGGTTTGAGGTAGATCATGTTATTCGTTTAGAACATGGCGGAAGTAATCATGTAGATAATTTAGTAGCGTTGTGTCGAGAATGTCACGGAGAAAAAACCGCGATTGAAAATCTTTAGATATATTGTTCAAATAAGTAAATTGAAATATACGTGTATAATATACTTATATTTCAATATGGAAACAGGAAAACCTGAAATTAAAATAAAATCTTCCATTGAACAAACCGAAACACCTAGTTCCCAAAATTCTATTTTGGATAATCCTGAAGAAAAAATAAAGGCAGTAAAACCGATTATTATTAAAAAGAAAATTTCCCATATGTCCGAATTGTTATCAAATGTTACAAAAAACTCGAATGAATTTTTACGAAAAAAGGAATATCTCGAATACCAAGAAGAAGAAAAAGCAGAACCTCGTTTTTTATATCCGACTTTAAACGATCCCCTATTTTCTGAAAAAATCTCGAGTCATAAAGAATTTTTTGACACACAATATGACGGTGAAATACGAGATGTAAAGGAATATGCGAAAAAAATGTGTGATACGTCTTTTGAATTGTTGCCCCATCAGTTATTTGTCAAGAATTTCTTGTCTTTTCAGACCCCGTACAATAGTTTGCTCTTATATCATGGTTTAGGGACAGGTAAAACATGTAGTTCAATTGGTATTGCCGAAGAAATGCGGTCTTATATGAGACAAACTGGTATTAAACAACGTATCATTGTTGTAGCCGCACCAAATGTTCAAGCAAATTATAAATTACAATTATTTGATGAACGTCGATTATATCAAAAAGATGGGTTATGGCACGTAGATTCATGTAATGGTAATACATTCATTAAAGAAGTAAATCCTACAAATTTAAAAGATGTTTCGCGTGAAAAATTAATCTCGCAAATTAAAACCATTATTAATCAATATTATGTTTTTATGGGATATGTAGAACTTGCCAATTATATTCGAAAAAAGGTGGTGGTCGAAACAACTGGTTTTACAATTGAAGAAAAAAAGAAATTAGAATTACAAAACATGCGTCGATTTTTTAATAATCGTTTAATTATTATTGATGAAGTTCATAATATTCGTTTATCTGATGATAATAAAGATGATAAAACGGGAAAATTATTGATGAAACTTGCCAAACATTGTAATAATATGCGATTGTTATTATTATCCGCAACTCCTATGTATAATTCCTATAGCGAAATTATTTGGTTGGCAAATTTAATGAATGCGAATGATAAACGCGGTTTAATACAAACAAATGAAATTTTCGATCAAGACGGTATTTTTATAACAGAACAGAAAAATGACGACGGAGAACTGATCCAAGAAGGCGGTGAAGATTTATTACGTCGTAAATTAATAGGATATGTCTCTTATATTCGAGGAGAAAATCCGTATACGTTCCCTTATCGCATTTATCCGAATATTTTTGCTTCAAATAAAACATTTCACGAACCAAGTGGTGCAATGGGAAATTTATTGAAAGCAGGACAAGCGTTAATCGGAAGCGATACAAAACAATTTAAACTGCCTACTATTCAATTGAATGGTAAAAATATAGAACAACCATTACAAAATATGCCTTTATATGTAACAAAATTAGGTTCTTACCAAAATGACGCTTATAATTTGGTAATTCGTTCAATGAAAAAGGAAATAGAAGGGCAAAAATTTGACGAAATGGACCGATTCGGATTTCGCAGATTACAAACACCATTAGAAGTATTAAATATTGTTTATCCGAGTGAATTATTAGATGAACAGGTTAAAAAGGGTCAATTGGAATCGTCAAGTGACGCTGTTTTGGAAAATGATGAAAATAAAGATCCACGCGCAACTATGGTAGGAAAGCGCGGAATGAACAGTGTCATGAATTATTTGGACGAATCATTTAAAAAAATTCCAAGAAAATACAATTTCAGTTATAAACCCGAAGTTCAAAAAAAATATGGTCGCATATTTAGTCCAAATGAATTATCAAAATATAGTGCGAAAATACATGAAATTTGCGAAACAATCAAGAAATCAGAAGGAATTATTTTAATTTATTCACAATATATTGATGGAGGCGTTGTTCCGATTGCGTTGGCATTAGAAGAAATGGGATTTTCCCGTTTTGGTACATCCGAATATACAAAATCATTATTTGAGACCCCACCCGTTGAACCATTGGATTCTATAACAATGAAACCCAAAAGTGAAGTGTCGGGTGAATTTAATCAAGCCAAATATGTTATGATTACAGGCGATAAATCGTATTCGCCACAAAACGCACAAGATATTAAACATGTTACTAATTCGAACAATAAAAATGGAGAAAAAATTAAAGTGATTTTAATTTCAAAAGCCGGATCGGAAGGGTTGGATTTCAAGTGTATTCGACAAGTTCATATTTTAGAACCATGGTATAATACGAATCGTATTGAACAAATTATAGGCCGAGGTGTTCGCAATTTAAGTCATTGCTTACTTCCTTTCGAAAAACGAAATGTGGAAATTTATATGTACGCAACTTGTTTAGAAAATGAAACAGAAGAAGCAACAGATGTATATATTTATCGATTAGCAAAAAAAAAGGCGCAGCAAATTGGTAAAGTTACTCGTTTATTGAAAGAAACTTCAGTGGATTGCTTATTGAATATTGGTCAAAGTAACTTTACAGAAACTAAATTGCGCACATTAGCATCGAATCAAAGTATGAAAATAA